ATTTGTGGTCGTGCGACGGCATCTGTGGGATTGTAAGTGTTGTGTTGCCAGCAGAACCGGAGATGGATGTAACTGTTACCGCACGGCTCGAATCAAACGCAGTCGTAAAATCCACCGAGCCTCCGGTTGACGCTGAGCCTGTCACTACTCTAAGGGCGTGGTTATTGTAGTTAGTGGTGTCTTTGGTCCACCCAGTCGGTGCAGCGGTTTGAGCAAACAACATCCGAGTACCAGCGTCAATAACACTTGGAATCGCAGTGGAAGCCCAAGTTGTTCCGTTAGAAGTCAAAACATTGCCAGAAGTGCCGGGGGCTACGAATTGAACGGCGGATGTGCCGTTACCCAAAATGACGTTGTTGGCTGTTAGCGTATAAGCACCCGTGCCACCTGAAGAAACCGGCGTGTGGGTTATGACTTCTACGACGTTGGTGCCGTTGTTATAGACCCACATTGACTTGCCAGCCGGGACTGCTACACCTGTGCCGGTCGTATTCTTGACTGTAACCGTGTCGGCTAGACCGTTGGCGATGATGTAGGGTTTGTCGATCTGGCACCCAGAACCCAGTATGAGGTTACGTGCCCCGCCGCTGGTTCCCGTGAGGTTTAAACGCAGATGCCGTGCAGCTTGCGTTCCGTTGGTATTTGTCAGCGTGAGCGTGACATCCGCACTTGAGAAGGCGACATCAGCAGAACCGACTATGGCCTCCTCGATGGCTGTCCCAAGGTTAGTGTTGGTAGTCGAACCCCATGTACCAACTTGTTCGCCGGTGCCGATGAGTTCAATTTTTAAATTTGAGTAGGTTGAGGCCATTTGTTACTCCGGTAGTAATGCCTTTAGTTCATCGGCAGTTTGGGCGGCGTCCATCTGGGCTTGCAGGGTGGTGTACTTTTCCCTAATCGCCTGACGGGCAGCTTCGGCTTGATTGTAATCGTTGCCGGGGATTTGTTTCATAATGACTTCGTCGTGAGGTTTAAACTCCTCAGCACGGGCGGCACGACGCTTTTCGTGAGCAATATCCTTGGCTTTATCTAGGTTGAGTCCGATTGGCATGATTACTCCTCGTATGTCCAAGCATTGCGGAAGGTACGGTCGCTGGGAATGTCTGCCACATCGACAATCTGAAATGGCTTTCCTTCGGGAACATCTTTAGCCGCAATCTGCTCGATGGTTAGACCGCAGTTGGGGGAAGGAACGATGATTGAAACACCACCTTCGTCGTTGGGGTAAATAATCCTTGAGTTCATGTTTACTCCTTCGGAAAACGGGTTTTGATTTCAGCAACCTTGGCTTGCCATTCTTCCATGGTGGCCTCACCTCGCTGCGCCTTGAAAAATAGTGGGTCTGCTTCGTTTTGATAGGCTGCTTTGCGATTTTCAGTAGCGATACGGGCGGGTTCAAGCGCAATCAGTCGAGCCACCTCTGCGTCAATCTCGGCATCAGTTGGTTGCGTCTGATTCTGGTCTAGCCACTCTAGTTCGTCACCACGGAGAACCCACTCAGCACCGGGGCGGAGAGATTGGAGGGCATATACTTTATTCATACTGCGACCTCCATTGCAAACATATACACACCGGTTGATTGACCATTAATTAAAACTGCCCCACTTGCTCTAACATATAAAGTGTAAGTTACAGAAGATGTTGTGTTTGGAGAGTCGGCTACAGCCACGCATATGGGAGAAAGTCCTCTAGTCGAACTGTAAAAGTAATTTGTGTTGGCTGCGGACGCACCAATACCCAAACTCGTCGCGCCTCTGTAGATTGTTAAGAACATTTGTCTAGGAGCCGCCAACTGATCTGCGTCACCGCCTAGAAAAGAAACCAAGATCCTGCTGCTTGCTTTTGTCGGTGTAATTGAAATGGAAATTCCAGTTGAAACATCAGAAGCAGAACTTGTTGAAAATGTCGTGGTGCTAGAAGCGCTCACCACCTGCAACACCGTTCCCGCAGTCGCATTAGTCAGTATCGTCCCCGTGTTGGTCGGGAGCGTCAGCGTGTAGTCGGTATTGGTATTCGGGGCTGCAACAGTAAAAGTACCCGTTCCGCTTGCGTTAGGAGAGAAGGCTATTTTTGACAATTTATATTCTCCTGATTAGCGGGAAAACAAGACGCACACGATTGGCGCATCGTATTGTGTTCCATTGTTGGCGTATCCTGTAACAATTCGTGCAGACGAGGATGTCAATGGGGTTGCCCCTGAATAGATACCTGCTCCCATGAGCGTTCCACCAGTTTGCTGACATGAGGCTGTCACGGCATATTTCGCATCAGGCATAGCAGTCGTGAAGTTCACCGTATAGTCGCCCGTCCCGTTATCTGTGATTGAAGTCACATTCCCATCTTCGTTTATTGTTACAGTTCCTGTGCCGGTGAAGTTCACCCAAGCCCTGCAAGTGTAAGACGGGGCAGAACCAGACGGGGCTGCTAAAGGAGAAGTTCCAATCGTTAAACCATTGGCTAGTGTTGGCCCACCTGTGCCAGCCGCATCTGTTATGTTGTTCGCCGCTAAAGTTGACATTATGTTGGTCCTTGGTTAGCGGAAGATGGCGACATTCAAATAAGCGCCATCAGCAGCAGCACCGTTGAGTAATCTACATCCTACTCGGAATCCTGTAGTTGTAGGCGTTTGATCCCCAGCAACATTAGGATCGAAATAAACTCCGGCAAACCCACCGCTATTACCAAGGTTTCCGCTTGATACGACTGCTGAATAATCAGCGCTTGGCATCGCAGTCGTGAAGTTGACCGTGTATGCCCCCGTACCATTATCAGTAATACTCGACACATTAAAATCAGCACGAATGGCAACTGTGCTTGTCCCGTTGAAATTAACCCATGCTCGGCAAGTGTTGGAGTTGGAACTTGAGTCCTGAAGAATGACTGGCGTATCCGCAGTCGTAGAACTGATCGAAGTCACCCCCGTCAGCGTTCCAATACTGCTAATCCCAGTTGAGCCGTCTAGTACGATAGCCATCTAAATCACCACCCATCTTGAACCGCTATCAATAGTCACCGTTACTCCAGAATCCACCGTTACCGGTCCAGTGCTCATAGCGTTGCTGGTTGATGCCAAAGTGTAGTTGGCGGTTATTGTTTTTGGGTTCGTATAAAAGCACGATGCTGCATAGAAATCATTTGCTTCTATCTGAGCAACCGCAGTTACATTCTGGCTCGTGTCAATCGTTACCGCAGTCGTCGTTCCATTGGTTTTAAGAACGAGTTCGCCCGTCGTATCGCCAGTGGATACTAAAGCTGTGGTTAGTGTGGTACCTGCGGCTATGGATGACATATTTACTCCTGCGGCTGTTCTTCTTGCACCACTTCTTCTACGTTTTCGGCGGCTTGAGCGGCCTGTTGTGCTACTTGTTCAGGGCTGGGGGGCCAGTCAATACTGGGGAGATTAGCAAGTTCTTCGACTGTAGTACAAGCTTCTACTACGGCTCTGGCAGTGTCGGCAGTCGTTCGGATGCTTTGGCGCCATGTGTTCCAGTCCGGCTCAACCGAGCCTTGGGTCTCAACTGCTTTAACCACCATCCAGTCCGTGGGCAGCAAGATTGTGTAAGCCGTTTGGTTGATCTGACTAACTTGTTGCACCTTGAGCGGGTCGAGGTTTTTGGGCGTAGCCGTGTAGGTAATGTTGACCGTGTTGGTCTGGGCATCGTAGACCGGGGGATTTTCACCAACCCAGTAGTACTGCTGGTTAGCCTGTGGACCGTAGACGACATCGACAATACCAAGTGCGGCTAATTGCTCCGGAGTTGCTTGGACAATCCACTGGGGTGGGTATTGAACGCCGTTATATGTCCACGATGTCCCCGGCTGGATAAACATTATGATGATTCCGTTTTGTACAATTGCAAACATTATGTTCTCCAGTTATCGAGCGAGAGCGTAGGCAAAGGGGTTTTCTGCGAAGGCCATGTAAATGAAATTACCGGAAGCCACATTAACCTCTCCGTCGGTATTTCTAGGCTTAAATCCATTACTCAACAAATCGATGATTGCGGTGGTTGTCTGTTCAGCATTAGATAAATTAGGATACAGTCTGTAATTGTTGGTGTTATAGCCAATTCTTTCGTTGTCAAAAAGTATCCAGTTATACCCGTTAGTTGTTGTATTTTTTATCAACAAAAAGGCAGGCTTGAAGCCCGTGTACACAAACGGCCCGTCAGTCGAACCATTGCCCGTATAGCTGCCAAATGCGCTGTACCCCGGCACTGCGGCGAAGCAGTAGGCAATTCCATTTGCTCCAAAGTTGCCCGATGTGGCCCCAGATCCAAGCGTAAACACAGAAGATGTTGGGCTTGTGTTGTCCCATACTGTGCTGTTGGTTTGAAAAGCATTTGTTGTGTTAAGTATTAAATAGCCTGTGTTTCCTGTTGATACGTGGTACACAATCCAGTTTTGAACGCCATTGCTACGGCTTTTCCAAATAATCATGCTTGGCACAACACCTAGACCATGCCCAACAGTCTTGCTTGCTACCGATGGAAACGCAAAACTGACAATCGAGAAGCCCGAGGTCGTGTTGACTGAGACTGTGCTGGTGATCGTGCCTGCGGTGTTGCTTACACCTGCGCCATTGGCTTTCCAGTTCCATGCAACAAGACTATCTCCAGAAGCGTTTAACTGATAGACATTGGTTCCAAGCGTAAATCCGCTTGATGTAAATGCAGTAAGTTCGCCTCCCGTAAGTTCTGCGTTTGTGGCATTTGTAATCAACATATTTCCTGTGCCACGAACCTGATCGTAGAGATTATTGTTGCGAATATTTGTGCGAGACTTTCCCCACACTAAACCCGGCTCAAAACCAACATTGATTGTTTGCGTTGCATTTGTACCCGTATACAACACCGCATTAAAGTAATCGTCGCCCTGCTTAATAGTCGGCTCTGGCAGATTAGTCGTGACAAGTGCTTTGAAGCCAGAGGGTGCGGTGTAAGAATACGGCCTTGCCCCAAAATTCCCAGCGATAGCGCCTGTGTTTGTGGCGTTTGTAACGCTAAATACCCACGACTTACCAGACGCAATAGAAATAGCCCCTTGGCTTACTCCGTTTTTGTAAAAAGTAATTGTGTTTGCATCTAGGTTGAGCGCAACGCCAATCACATCATTGACAGTTCCCCACGATGACCCGTATGCAGATGCAGAACCAAGAACATATTTATTGCCATTGGGGTAGTAAGTGTAAGCATAAGACCCACCTCCGTTGGTATTGCCGATAACCCCACCATAAGCAAATGGGGCCTCTACAATTCCAACATACATTGTGCTAGTGCCGGTTGTAACAGTAGCCTCAAAATACCACTTACCGCTTGACATAATTAAAGTGGATTGCCCAGCGTAGTTCCCTCCACTAAAAAGCAAATTTCCATCGCTAATAGTGCTAGTGCCGTCCTTCCAAAGCGGGTTGAATGTGGCGTAATTCCCCCGAACCTCACCTCCAGCACCTGTGTCTGTGCCATACCTTGTCGGTGAGTCCACCAGAGAATCATTGCCAGCACCCGCAGTCACCGAGAAGTTATTAGGTGTCCAGTTATTCCCGTTGCCGCTAGAGTCCTTGCCGAGCGTGGTGGATGTCGTGCCTGAGTTGTCTGAGAAGTTGAGGTACCACCCTTGGGCTCCGTAAGAACCTGTGTATTTTTTAGGAGTCCAGACACCTGTGATCGGATCAGTCTCACCGAATGAAGATGGGGTCAGGGCTTGACCATCGATGAAGTTGATCTCGGTGAGGTATCCGTTTAAAAATTGAGCATAAGAACCATCTATTCTTAAAGCCCCAATAGAATGTATGACAGTATTGTTTACTGAAGTGTCTGTGTTTTGAGATGGGTATGTTGCCGTGCTAAGCGCAGTGACTTGAACACCATTTACATATAATTTCGCTCTGTTTGATGCTGTTGCTTGCGTGGTGTCAACAGAAGCCACAATGTGATACCAAGCAGACGGGTCTCGGTATAAAGCAGTTGAAACTAATACAGTATGATTTACACCAGAATTTGCCCCAACCAGAGCAAGCGTTTGTGATGCAAAAACCAAATAAACTGAGTTATTAGATACAGATGTAAAATCAGTTCCAAATAATTGCAGGTTTGAGGCTGGAAAACTACTAACCTTAACCCACCCACTCCATGTCCAAGTCCTGCGGTTTCCAGCACTAGCGGGAGTCCTGTTCAAATACGCAGAGTCAGCAGAGTTAAACCGCAGACTGCGGGAGATTTGATAAGCCCCGCTAGAACCTACGACAGCGTTGGCTCCGCTAATAATACTCATGAAAGAGCGCCCGTATTTGCCACGTACACATTGGTCCCGTCTGGGCTGTAATAAGAGAGCCAGTACGTCCCGGTTGCCGAAATAGTTGCTAGGGTTGTCGCTGCTACTTTAGTTGCCGCAGCCGCTGTGATGGCGTAGTTACTGCCATTGACCAGAATAATGTTCCCAGACTGACCCGCCGTTATATTGGTAAAGGTCAAAGCAAAGCCGCCCGTTGGGGTGCAGAGGAAATTATTGGTTGCGTTCATGTTAAACGAACCATCGTTGTCCGTAGTAACTGTGCCTCGCTGAGAAACTGTAAAAGTTTGAGCTGCTGCAAGAGACGCAATCCCACCATTGGCTGCGGGTAAAGTCACCGTAAATGTTGAATTAGTGTTTGGAGACTCGACAGTTACTGTGCCGGTCCCAGAAGCATTACCCTGAATAATCACGTTAGACATTTTTTGTCCTTACAAAACTACGTAGCGTTGACCGCTTGTGACCGTAAATGACACGCCACCAGCAACCGTAAAAGGTCCAACAATCAATCCGTTCTCACCACTGTTTAATATGGTGTTCTGATTCATGGTCGTTTTGTTGATGTACACCACACCGGTATCCGAAGTAACCCCGCCCCCAACAGCCATGACAGACCGCTCGGCAGGATAAGTACAGAAGACGTCCTTCGATCCTGCGCTCCAGTTAACAAGATTCCCAGAGTTGGATGACTCCAGCACCGTATCCCGGCTCAGCGTCGTGCCAGAGGATGTGTATGTCCCGATCCCAACTTCCCAGTTAGTGCCGTCGGTAATGGTGTAGTAAGTCTGATTAGCGTTGCCAATAACAGAAAAAGACTGAAACCCCGTAGAAGCACCGGCAAGCGTAATAGTCCCCGTACCAGTCGTCGTGGTGGTCTCTTTTACCCTGTCCTTGACTACGAACGCCATGCTTACTCCTTAAGTCTGCGTTGGGATCTTCTGCCAGTTTGTCGTCTCGGAGGTGTTTACATTCGTCCAGTCTGCGTTTTCAGAACTGTTCACGGTCGTCCACCCCCCGTCAGCCGTAGCTTGAATAACCGCCCAACTCGTAGCCCCAGCGCTTTGTATATTTTGCCATGTAACAGATTGGCTGTCATTAATCAACTCCCACAAAAATCTAGCCAGTGGGCTGTCTGCGGCGATACCAAGTTCTTGGATTGCGGCATTAAATTGAGCGTTGGCAAGGGGGGTATCCAGCCCAGAAGCGTTCTCCCGTACCAAAGCACCGAAATCTACAACACTTAAAACCGCATCCGAACCAGTCGAAGTCTCATTTATAAAGACTTGGAACGACCCCGTAACCGACACTTCATCAGCCCCAGAAGCGGACTCCGAGACATTAGAGAAGTGATCGACCAGCGCTGAAACAAGCTCAGAAGCCGTAGCCGTCTCAGAAACAGTACTGTTAAAAACAAAGAACCCAAATACCCGGTCCGTTCCGGTTGCCGTCTCTTGCACCGAAGAACTAAAGTCAGCCGCCGCAGAAACTGTATCTTGCCCCTGCCCAAACTCCTGTACTAAACCCTGTATTGTGTTGGTGGCACTAACTTCGTCCGATCCCGTTGCCGACTCAGAGACAACCGAGAAGAACACAATAAGCGGATAGACCTTATCCGAGCCTGTAGCGCTCTCTTGAATAAGATGCTGGAACGACCCAGTAGCACTAACCTCATCGGCCCCAGTCGCTGTCTCGTCAATCTGGGAGGCAAAGTCAGCCTTAGCACTAACCTCATCTGCACCGGTGGCAGACTCATCAATCTGGCTACTAAAGTCAACCGACAAAGAAACTTCATCCGACCCAGTAGCCGACTCGTCGACCGCTACATCAAAATCAACCGCAGCAGAAACTTCATCCGATCCGGTAGCAGTCTCGTCAATCTGGCTATTAAACGAACCGGTGGCAGAAACCTCGTCTGAGCCTGTAGCAGTTTCTTGGACTACAACGATAAATACAGCCGTTGCAGAAGTGGAATCGGAGCCTGTTGCGGACTCCGATACTTGAGAAGACAGGTTTGCCAAAGCCGCCACAACATCAGCAGCAGTAGCACTCTCCGAGACGGTTACAAAATAAACAACTCCACCCTGCGGGAGGGTGGCAAATGGTACCTCGGCAAACGTTGCATAACCGAACACATTAAACGGTTTCTAGTTTTTAAGCAGCGTCAAGACTAAATTCGTAGGTCACATTGAGCGTATCGCCCGACACAACCGAACGAGCACCGGGGGACTGAAAAGTCGAGACCGAGAAAAGAATCCCAGAAGTTCCGGTAGCCACCGAAGCCAAGAACGCTCCAGCAATCGTAACGGTACCCGTCATAGCAAACTGAGCAGGAGAACCCGAGTTGTCGATTACCGAAGGATCAGCCGTTGTTGCGGTGCCAAAAGTAACAGCCTTGCGGTTGCCAGAGTAGTCGGTTGACTCAGCCCAGCCAGCGTGAGAAGCCAAGGTATCCCCAGCAGCGTAGGAAGGCGAAGGACTGTTATTGACCAGACCAAGATACCAATCAGCCGAGTAAGTCGAGCCGTCAAAGTATTTCTGGTTCATGTCCTGAAGGCCCTCGTTGACCACGAGATTATGAGAACTCTCTTCCCATTTCAGATTGCCGTCTTTGTCGTAGCACTTAAAGTGGAATACGCCACCGGCTTTTGCTTTGTTTGCAAGCATCTCAAAACTCCTATGAAAGTCGAATAATTGCCGAAGTACTTGTTGCGGCTGGGAATTGAACCTGAAAAGATGTTGCCGAGGTTTTGTCAGATCCAAAATCTAAAACGCAAACCGCCCCGTTAGCCCCAGCCTTGTAAATCAGAGCACCCCGAGCAGTAATAACACCTGTCCATGATACGTTAGCGAAGGTTACAAAGGCTACCCCATTGGATATAGAAACCGTCGGAGTTAGCGTCTGTCCACCCGCTACGTAGTTGCCACCAGAAGCCTCACCCGTTGCCGTATAAGCAGTCGTAGAAGCATCCAATGTGGCTGCGTTTGTATAAAGCGCCAAATAGAACGTGTTGCCGGAGAAGTCAAAGTTCCCGTCCAGCAAGCCGCTTTTAAATACGTTGCAGGTAAAGTTTCCAGTGAAAGGCACTTATCGCACCCCGCTGTTTTGTGGGAGGTTTGGCATCCGGAACTGCCCCGACCTGTAGGCATCGCTGCGCTCCATACCATCGCCAAGCCGTTTAGCCAGTAGCATCGCCTCGTTGTACCGCTTCTCGTAGTTGGCAATAACGTCTGGCTCACCCTTCATGTAGGTGTACGCCTCAAGTAACGTGCCATAAAGAAGCACGGAGTCAAAATTATCACCAAGCCAAGTAGTGCTAGCAGTAACAATAGACTCGGGATAATAGTAATAATGAAGCTCGATACTGTAAGCGTCGTCGGGCGTTGGGCCAAGGATGAAAGATAGCTCATTTGTCACCGCCGGAGGATTATCGTTTGTCGTTGTCGGTCCAAACAAAGCGTAGTACTGAGGAAGGCCGGTAGACGCTGGATTCGGATAAGCCGCCCGGATGAAGTTCACATCCTTGTTTAGCAGGTACTCATAGTTGCCATCGTCGTCAATCACTGCCATCGAGTAAACAGCAAGGAAATCTGATGGGCCTGATAAGTACTTATTGCCGTTTGTTGTGGTGCCGGTTACGTTTTTACGGATCGAGGGAAACTGAACCGAGTTGTAAATTCTCTGCTCAGCCTGCCGAATAAACGTATCAATCTGTTCTTTAGACGTAAAGTTAACGTTAGCGGCTGTGGGGTCGCCATACTGGGTATTTGGGAAGTCATTCTCCGTGTACCCTTTGATCGTCTCAAACAGAGTGTTGTAGTTCACAACTTACCCCAGTTTTGTAGAAGAATTGCAGCCTTTTGTTGCTGCGCCGCAACCACGGGTCTTAACAGTTTGCGTATTAGCGACATTGTTTGGATAGCCGTT